AACCAGAACCACCACTTGTTATTTTAATTGTTTGAATATATGTTGGAGAGGTGTCAACTACATTTGCAGAAACACTTAGGTCTGTTGCAACGATTCTTTCACCACCTAGAAATGCTGGTGATGTTACAATAGTTGATACTGCGACTGCACCAGTTCCACCACCACCTGTAACGGTTACGGTTGGAGCTGAAGTATAACCAAGTCCTTTGCTAGAAATATCAATAGCAATAACTGAACCACTACTAACAACTGCTACTGCAACTGCACCAGAACCACCACCACCTGTAATGGTAACAACGGGAGTTTCAGTATATCCAGAACCAGTATTATTCATGTTAATACCTTGAACTGAATTACTTGTCGCACCACCAGTAATATATTTTACATAAACTGTGTCAGGATCACCAGCCGTTGCATTTATAGCAGTGTACCCAAGTATCATTGCCTTGGTTCCTGATTGTGTACCTGTAATCGTTTTATTTTTAAACGAAGATATATTTATATCAACACTATTGTATTGTGGTTTTAGTTTAACATATTCATATTCCAGATTTAAAACTAGCTCACCACCAGACACCTTACTACCATTTTTAAATACATGGTCGCCAAATCGTTTGATTTGATTTCGTAGAATACTTTGTTGTTGTGAAAGTTCTCTCGCCTGAACTGGCAACGATGGTTTATAGAGAACTTGATGAAACGATTTGTCTTCATCATAGTCATCAAAGTATGGTGTTTGATTCGTATTGATAGAAATGTTATTTGACATATTTACCTTTTTATTTTTTTAATTATTTATATCTAATTTAAATTAGAATTCACAAACAAGTTTGATGTCTTCTGTAGAATCTGATGCACGAACAATCGGGCCACGAAACTCTGTGTATATAATACTTCCACTGTCTTGATCTAATTCTGTATTATTATATGTTGAACCAGTTGCTGCAGAACCACTTGCGGTTGGGTTTGCTACAAGATGAACTTTTCTAAAGTCATCATTAATAGGAAAGTCAGCACCTTCGTTTCCAATCAAACGAATGTTCAACATTACATACGCACCACCTAATTCCGATACTGCATTTTTTCCATGACCGCCTGGAGGACTTGTTCGTGCTGCAAGAACAGCTGCACTTCCACCAGCTGCCATTCCACTTGTAACAACTGAGGTCAAGAATCTATAATTTGAACCAACACTTACCATTGAAACTTTTGTAATAACACCACTGGTAACACCCGACACTCTTGCAACTGCACCTGAAGCAATTGGTAAATCACCAGCAGTAGGTGTTAAAGTTACCGCAGGCATTACTTCATAAACACTAGTGTTATCAGGAGTTGTTGTCCATGCTACTGAAACCGTAGCAATTTTTGTTAGTCCAACATAATCAGTAATCGTTCTGATCTGTCCACTACCAACACCATCTGAAATATAAACAGTCATTGCATTATAATAATCATCCGTAGCAGATGCGGTAGCTGCAAGTGTGATATTTAATGAAGTACCAGCTTGTCCTTGACCTGTATCAGTTTTATAAAGTGTACCACCAGAAGTCACAGCAATATGTTCAAGAGCACCAGAGACTGCTGCATCTTCAACTGCTTTTTGTTCTGGTTGTGCTGCAACATTTGCAGGTGAGTTAACTGGAATCCAATCTGTAGTTACATATTTCAATACATCAGATTGTTGAACTTCTAACATAAACTTCCATCTGTATTTATCTGAGGTTTCAATAATACTTGCAGAAGTTCCAGTTGGCTGGATAGTGGAGTTAACTCCACTATTGTTACTAATACACTTGTATACTCTAAATGCATCTGTGAACACAAAGAAGTCTGTGTCAATAATGTCATCGGTGTATTGATTGTATTCGGGATATAATGTGCCAGATGTCCAATTAACCCTTTTAAGAACATGGGATACACTAGAGCTCTGAATTAGTTTCGCAGCGATCATGCTATTGTAGTGTATGTATTGTGACACACTCGTATCAATAGGAACGGGAACATCAATATCACTAGGACTAGTTTCAACATATTCTCCCGCACTAGTTCCAGACCACGGATCATTCTTTCCAATCATCAGGTATACTTTATTAGTCGAGATAGACGCAATAAAGTTATCTGCATTGTATTTTCTAAAACTATTATTGATTATTGCACTCATAATTACTAGTCCTTTTAGATTTGTTATCTACTTATTTATTTATTTATAATACTTTTTTAGTTTTTTTTGATATTTTTAAACATTATTGATAGTTCTGTCTGCAAAAAACCTCATAAACTGGTCTTGCATAGGTGATATTTGTTGTGCCAGATTGAAATTTGCACCAGCTGGAGACTGAAAACGTGTAGTGGTTGTTCCTGTAACCTTCCTAGTTTGCAATCCACCAAATAAAACATAGTCAATAATCTTCTCATTTTTTAATTCTCCAATCTGCATCCCTGGCTTACCTATCTGTCCAGCAACATTACCAATTGTTTGAGTCATTCCACCCAATCCAGTTGGCGGTCTGTATGGTGATACAGGAGTTGTATTTGAATCGTACTTTCTCCACTTGTTCCTATCAACATTTCTTCGGATAGGGCCGAGTCTTAATTGTGTTACATGATGACCATCATTGAATGAATGTGTAAAGTTTTGATTCGCAGGTCTATTTACATTTGGTTCTGGTAATCTTGACCGTACTGAATTCTGTTTTCTTTCATAATCAATATAATGACTAATGCTTCCATCACTTACCAAACCATAATCATCTGAACGTGAAGCGTCAGCTGCAACAGTAATATAATTATAATCCTCTACACCACTCTGATCGTTACCCGTCAATCCACCAATATTTATAAGTTGTTGAATACCTAAATCTTGTTCATAAGTTTGACATACTGTAGGAGCAGCAACACCAACACAAGTATCAACTTTTAAATTTAGAACAACTGGAGGAGCAATGTCACCATCATGGAAAATAATAGTATAGTATTTTCTCTGTGGTATTCCAGTAATCTTCATTGACAAATCCAACATAGAAATAAGTTGGATGTTTCCAAACAATGCTAGACCAGCTGGATGTGCAAGACGTTTTACTGTATCTCTCCACTTAGCAATATTCTGTCCTGAAGATATTACATAAGAGAATAACTGATAGTAATTACTGTCTTGTATATATTTTGTAGACGATAAGAAACCATCGTTGTTGAAAAATCCTGCTTGGTAAAATGGTTCGTACCCAGAGATAGTAACTGTACCTGTCGCTGTCCCGTCACCCTTTGTTGCAAAATTAAATGTAGGTGTAGTCGTAAAACCATAACCTTGTTCAGCAATTTTTAAAGTTTTAATACCACCGATACCAACACCACTCAAAGTAATATTTGCACCCGTCCCAGTTCCACCACCTGAAATTGTTGGAAACGAATAATAACCTCGGCCGGGATTTTCAATTTCAAGACTTGTAATAGTTCCAGCATTGTTAACAGTCCTAACTAAAATACTAGCAGTCCTTCCATCAATATTCAATGTACCCATATTATCAAAGTTAAGTTTATCACCAATGGTATAACCAGTTCCACCACTAACAATAGTTGTAGAAGATATTGAACCTGAAGTTAATTCTGAAACTCTTATAAGAGCACCAGCTGCAGAACCGCCACCACCTACTACTGGAATAACATCAGCGACAGAATAACCGTTGCCGGGATTTGTTATAGAGTAGTTTGTAACCATACCGCCAACAGTGAATGTCCATGTCTCACCTTCTTCGTATACCTTTTCCCCATTCTGAAATTCACCTACAACACCAGAAAGAAAAATAGTAGATACAACAAACGAACCAATGTTTTCATTTAAAACAATTTCAACAATAGCAGAAGCTTTAGAAGTCTTACCAATAATCTTTTTACCCGTGACACCGAAAATCTTATCAGTACCACTTGTGTCAACAGTTCTTATAACTTTGCTGTTGTTGTACTTACCATCAGATGTACGAAGCAGGTCTGTACTTGGATAGTAAAAAGAAATCTCTTCTTTGAAAAGCAAACGAAAAAGAAACTGAAATGCTTTCTCACTACCTTTGGAACGATAGAAATCTCTAAGATGTTTTAGAACAAATGGTTTGTTTGCATTTGCAAAAACAGTTTCGGGAATATCTTTACCAAACTGTTTCTTGAAATACTTTAGAAAGTCATCAGTTGTCTTATCAAGATTTACATAGTTGTCAAGGTTCCCAATTATTTCATAGGGCTTGCCTTGTTGTTCCATGTATTCATAATATGCTTCAAGGAACGCAACAAAAGTTGCATGGTCTTCTTTGACAAACTGTGGAAGCTGTCCTTCGACCTTTACACTTATGCGTTCATCAAAACTAGGATGAATCGGTTGATTTGGAGTTACTAGTGCCATATTAGATTATCGTTTCCGCTACCATGTTAATCGTAATTGCTGCTGTGTCTGCAACATCGTAAGTTAGAATCTGTTCACGAACTGGTGTTACATCACTATTGTTAATCGTTGGTGTAACAATAACACATATATTTGTAGAGCCATCCGTGATTGCTACTGGTCTAAAACTATTTAGTTTAACTGTGCCAGTTGTATTGTCAATGGTTCCCTGTAATGTACCGCCATCTGGCTGAACTAAAAATTCTTTAGGACTAACCATAACACCATCAGATGTTTTTGCACATTTTATATTTCCAGATGAATCATCCCATAACATATAGGTGAACCCATCCGTCCCAGTAAACAGAGAAGAGTATAAAGAATTCTTTTCTATTGCATTATTGAAATATAATGTATAGGTTGCTGGAGTATCTAATGTAGCAGGTGAAACTCTTTGCTCATACTTAACAGTTGTTTTATTATTTCTAACTGCTTCATTGGTATTGTCAATAGCTTGAACCAATTTTGAATAACGAAATTTCTGGTCAAACTTTTCTAAGTTAGTTTGCAAGTAACTCTGTACAGAAGTATTTATATTAGTTTTCAAAGTTGTTTCGTCTGTCAAGTTTGAAACTGGATCATAGTTGACTGTAACATCAAGCAACAGATAAAAGAAAACTGGATCAATAATTTCTGGTATGACTGTAACCACATTTGATTTTTTCAGTATAGATGTTTTGATAGCTTCCTTTGATGCAGTACTGAAAACATTATTACCAGAAGGTTTGACTGCAATGAAAACTTTTCCGTATTGAACGGGTGATGCATCCTCGCCAGGAACGATTGCAATAGATTCGATGTCTGGTCTTCCTGCAAGAACAATTGCTTTGTAATCTTCCTTAGTACAAGCACGTCCTTGTGCAGCATATAACTTAGGTGCTTGATATTGGATTGATTCAATCGTTTGAATATCTGAACCACCCGTTGCTGCAGCGTTAGTTGTAAGAGTATAGTTACCAGAACTCAAAGTCGCAACTGAACCAACTGCTGTAAATGTTGATGCAAAGTTTGCGTCAGTACCAGAGGTAACAATGTACTCAATGAAAACAATATTACCATCAGATAACTGTTTACCTATTGCACCATCACCAAATGTCAATTCGTATTTCTTTCCTTCAACTTCCTGTAGGAAATAAACTTTGTCAGTTCCTTTGATGGTTGTTACATCATAAGAGTTTCCGTCTTTATAAGTTACAACTGTAGAATCAGATGCTGAAGTTTGAACGGTAACTGCGATAGTTGTTGTATCAACATTTGCATTTGGAATAATAAATCTTTGTGTACTGTCACCACCATTTACTGTGTAGGATTTGTTTAGGATTTTTCCTTCAATAATTTCAACACCAGTAGTAGAGTATGTTCCAGCTACCGTTCTTAAAATAGAAGTTGTTTTGTTTGTAGTAAAGGTATATGCAACACCACTAATACTTGAAGTGAATTTTGTATTCTTTGCAATCGTCAATGAGGTAGGAGTTCCAGATGGTGTAAAAACAAAATCCAAAGATGCCTTGGCAGCTCGTCTTGATGTTGGAATAACATTGAGATGTTTTGCATGAGACACAACCGACTCTCTCAATGATGACGAATCCAAAAACATTTCGTTACCAAGCATATTCGCATAGTAACCCATGTAATGAGTATTGTAAGCAAGGATGTCAACCAACACCGACATACCACTACCGTCAAAATCATAATCCTGAAACTGTGTTTGAGCCTTGAGGAAAGTTTTCAGATTATCTTTGACTGTATCAAATTCTAAATCTGTAATTTTTAGTTTATTGGATGTTGGCATTATCTAAGCCTCTCTAGGAATAATTCTATTGTTACTGGGTCTGGAGTATTTACAACTCTAAAATTTATTGTTACATCGAAACCATTCTTATCTAAGTCACCACCAACTATAACGGATATAACAGATGCTCTAGGTTCAAAGTTCGCAATACAAGTTTCGATTGCGTTCTTGACATCATGCTTAGTATGTGGAGTAGATAATTGAAATAGATGCCGTGTCACTCCCCCGTCTATATCAGGCTGGAATGGACGTTCATACTTATTGGTGAGAATCAGATTCCTTACGGATCGTTTAACTGCCTCAACATCTGTCTTGAATATAATATCTTTAGTAACAGGATGAGCTATGAAATCCAAATCCAAGTCTGTCCATTTGCGGCTATTAGTCTTTAATGGTTTTGTATATATCTTTGGCATTTTCTTAACTTGTTCCTTGTATTGCTGTTTCTAGTGTGTTATAC